ACCGCAATAGATAGAGCTAATAGAATCACTGCTGATAGTCGTGATGCTGCTTATAGCTTTGTAGAGGATCGTACTTACAAAATGAAGCAAGATTCTTTAGATAGGAATCTACGAACAGAAGAACGAAACTATAAAGCAGAGCAAGCAAAGATAGAACAAGAACGTAAGAACCTTATGAGTCTTGTTAACTTCAGTGAGACACTTGTAGAAAGTGCAATCACAGTTAAGAATAAGAACTGGGATGCTACAGCTGAAGCAGCATACAACTACTACATGAATAATGGTGGTCTACCAATAGATCGCCTACAAGCAACAGATGTAAGAGAAGATGATCAATACCAGGTAGGTGAAATAATTGAAAAACAAGCTGATGAACTAGCTGCAAATGGTGCAGATCCTAAATCAGTTAACTGGGTTAGACATAAGAACAGTGCAGCTGAATATGGAAGGATGAAGGCATTAGCTGTTCAAGCTGGAAATCAATTTGGAGCTTACGCTGCTCAAGAGATTGCTAAGTCAGGTTTAACTGATCCAAATGAAATCAAAGCTAAGTTAAATGCAATCCAGATTGACTACTTGAAGATAAATGGGTTATATGATCCAAAAAGGGAATTTGCTGTCAGTGGTGACTTTATGGGTCCAGCACTGGGAGCTATGGCTAAGTCTAGAAATGCTATTGTCAGTAAGTATGAAGGATTAAAGCTTCAAACAGACTCACAGAAATACACACAGGATTGGGTTACTCAGTTCTATACACATAAAACTGTTGAGAGTTTCAATAAGTTATTTGCTGTTAAATCAGTTGAGTACGATAGGAATGGAAAACTACACGGACGTAATCCAGATCAGTTTGCAAGAACATATCTAGGTGATGTCACACTAGTTTCAGATGAAGAATTTGATAGGATAGCAGCTGGTCCAACTAGTGATGGCATTCCATGGGAGAAAAGGTTTCCTCGTACCTTTGATGAGTTAAGAGAGAAAAGAGCTGATGACGCTGCTGAGGATTACAGAAGAGAGAAAAACAAAAAAACAATAGCAAACTCTAAACTTGTAGACAGTGCTGTTGAATTTGCTGCTACTGAATGGGATGGAGATAAAGGTCAATTAGAAGAAGTCATACAGCAACTTAAATTAACTGGTGCTGATACCTCACGACTAACACCATACTTAGATGAAAGTGTAGAAGAAAGACGTAACGACTTCTGGGAAGATCATTTTGAAGAGCTATCAGACGCTGGAACTTTAAGAGCTTCTGATGTAATGAGAGCTGATGTTCCGACTGACGTTAGAAAGAAGTATCTTAAAATTGCTCAAGAGTATGACAACTATAGAAAGAATACAGGCACTAGTGATAAGGATCTTAGAAAGGTTTTCAATGATGCTTTAAGAGATAGTATAAAAGCTGGTAGTTTGGACAAGTCACCACACTTTAGTTTAACTTTAGCTGAAGGTGCAGCTTTTCAGGAGTATAACAAAAAGCTAGTTGACTACTCAAAAAATAGTGATCCAAAAGCTCACGAGAATGCAATGAACTTTGTATTAGAGCAGATCCAACAAAAGAAAGGAGCATTCCATGTAACTGAAGTTGATATGATAGATACCTTGTTTGGTAATAAGGCTTTCTTTTCTAACTTCACTCCAGGTACTCATCCTAATGCACCACAAGTTGCTAACCCTGATGACTTTGATAAGACGTTAGAAGAGTTTCAAAATAACCCTAATCTAATAAATGAGAAACCTATTATTGATCAGGAAATACTAGAGCTACAAGCTGACAATATAAGACGTGGATTACCTGTAGAAATACCTAATTTATTTTATGAATTATCTAATGCTAATCCAGATCGATATGGTACTGCTACAGATATTTTAAAAGGTCAGTTTAAGGCTGCAAAGATAGATGTTGACTTTGGTGAAGACTTTAGAGTTACGTTGTCTAATAAAACAGACGATGGTGCTACTAAGAAATTTTTACAAAAGATTAAAACAAAACAAGAGGCAATTCTTGGTGTGAAGATCTTGACTGGTGGTACTAGAAATCCTGAGTTTATGAATCAGAAAATTAGTGCATGGATGCAGGGGAGACTAAAACCATTACAAGCACAACCAGGTACTGCTGAATACAGTCTGAATCAAATGCTAGGAGCATCAGAGGGGATTATAAACAATGAAACTGTGACGTATAAGGATGGTTATATAATTGCTAACACACCTGAATCTCTTCAATGGCTATACGCTAACTATGACGATTACGGTTTATATCTTGGAATAGATCATGCAAAAGATGGATACAAAGGAATGTACTTTGCCTACGATGGAGATGAACCAATATGAACCCTGAAGATTTACAAGAACATCAAGACCTTATACAAAGGCTTAGAGATGAAAGAGCTGATAGCGAACTAGAGACATTACAAAAAGGTTATACATACAACCCCTCTAGCTCCTATGCACCAGCATTAGGTGAAGAGATGCCTCAACGTGTTGATAGAGATCAACAGTTACTTGAAAGATTAGCAGCAACAAAAGAAGGTCCACAAGTTGAAACACCAGAAGTAGTTCCTACCCAAACTAGTGATGGTTTTTATACAAGTATTGATGGACATAGGTACACAAGAAGTGATGAAGAATATGCCAAGATGCCTTTTATGGAGGGCTTTGCAGCACGCTTCAGAGAACAACAACCAGGATGGGGAAACCCAAGTTATTACCCTGCAGCTGCTGGTTTAGGAGTACTTGATATTCCATTTGATATAGCAGGTGCTTTAGGTTTTGAAGCCTTAGATGATGCTTGGGATAGAGCTACTAAACTAGAGAATTCATCTGGTCAAAAGGTAAGGAACTTTGTCAACATTGTTTATCCAAACATGGTTGCAGCTGGTGGTGTAGCTAAGGCTACTCAGGCTGCAAAGCTTACAGGTATAACAAAAGCTGTTACTAATGTAGGTGGTAATGCACTTGCCGCTACAGCTATTGCTGGAGTTAGTGATTATGCAGAAACAGCAGATAATACAGCTAGAGCTTTAGCTGATACCTTCCCAGAGACTTTTGGTGCTCAAGGTAGGTATCCAATACCTTCAGACTGGAAGACCTTAGATGGTGATTCTCCAGAGGTAAGAAGACAAAAGAACATGTTGGATGAAACTGTTCTTAGTGGTGTAGGAGACATTCTTGGTTATGTGATCAATGCAGGTAAACCAGTATTAAGTTGGTTTAAACCTAAAGGAGATATAGCTACTGCTTTTAAAAATAAGCAGGTAATAAAGAATGCTGATCCTGAAAGCATCATGCGAATAGCTAAGATAGACGAAGCTATTGCATCCAAGACTTTACCTAAAAAAGAACTTAATCTACTTAAGAAAACAAGAGATAAGTTATACGAACAAATACAAAAGTTTAATAGAACAGACGTCACCCAGAACGCTGCTGATTCATCCCTTAAGCGTGCTCAGAAGTCACGTAAGATCCAAACAGATAATGAAGCTATACGAAAGCTTGAAACAGATCCAACCTCAACTAACTATGACCCAGACATAACACCTGGATTAGCTACTGCTAAACAATCTTCTAAAGCAGCTATACCACCTGGAAGCATACAAAAGAATGCAGCCGATGTAGCAGCTGTAGATGGAAAAGGATTTACTACTGGTACTCCTAACCCTATGTACACCAAGACAATGGAACAGAAAGGTTTAGTACTTGGTAAGTCTAGAAATATGGTTAGAGGTATAGCTGAATTAAAGAGAATGGCTGGTGATTACGATGCCATTATTGATGGATTCCGTGTCACTAGTAGAGATATGGAGGATGCAGCTTGGAAGGTATATAAAGACATACTACGTCCAGGTTCTGCTGATGATCTAAAGAAAGTATTTGCAGATCATAGAGCTATTCAACCAGTATTAGATGAGAAGGGAAACTTTAAAAATGTCTCATATCTCAACGAAATACAAGCTCAAGGAGCTGCAGCAGCTTTGGCTGATTTAGTTGATCTTTATTTGGGTAGAGAAGTGACTGAGTCTTCAGCTAGATTAATGACTACTTTAGGTAAAGAGATAGCTGATAAATCTGGTGTACCTAGAACCTTTAAGAGTCTTGCTAGTGATGATATTCTAATTGAGCAAGTCCTAGATAAGATGGAAATACTCATGTCTGAGTATGGTCTTAATAAGTACATCTCAGGTTGGCAGCTAAACAATAAGAAGTGGTGGGAAGTATGGAAGAAGTCAAACAACCCTGATGAGTTAGTAAATCTAACCTTAAAGGAATTTTCTGACGTACAAAATGCTAAACATGCTGAGTTTAAACAATTCAGACAGAGCCTAACTGCTATCAGAGAAACTAATCCTGAAGCTATGCGTCCATTACTAGATGCGTTTGCTTACTCAGGAGGTAAGGTAGATGACTTACAAAAGCTATTTGCCTTTGCTAAAGAGCAAGTAAGTGTTGGTGGTCTTATAAAGAGTCCTGATCCAAAAAGGATGAATGCCTTTGCAAGAGGTGCTTGGTCAGTTGTTTATAATAATATTCTATCTGGTAAATCTGGCTTAAGAGCAGCTATAGGTAATGGCTCCATGCTGATACTGAAGCCTATGACAACAATGTTAAGTCATGGACTAGAAGCTATTGTTAGAGGTGATATGGAGCCAATTGAAAGGGCTATGTATTACCACAGTTCCATGTTTGAAACTGGACAGAGAGCTTTAGGTGATGCCTTAAACAGGATGAAGAAAGTTCATAGTGATGCTGACTTTATGACAAGTGTCATTAGAAAAGACTTCGTTGTAGAGGAAGATAAAGTATGGAACATCTTAGATGATGCAGCTGAATTAGCTGAAGCAAATGAAGATAATCTTGGTTATCTATGGCAATACAAATGGGCTAAGAAGAATAAAGAAGTATCTCAAATGAAGTGGATGCGTACAGGCACAACAATGATGTCTGGAGTAGACGCTGCAACAGATACCTTTATGGCTACTATGCATTCAAGAGTAGCTGCATATGATGAAGTATTTGCTAAATATGGTAAGAGTTTAGATCCAGAAGAGTTTGCTAATCACTTAGCTATAGCTGAGAAGAAGAACTATGCAGCAATGTTTGACCAAAATGGTGTCTTAACAGATAAAGCTGCTAAGGCTGCATCTGGTGAGATTGCTTTAAATCTAGACGATGGTGTATCTAATTGGATTAACACAGCTACTACGGCTGTACCAGCTTTAAAGAACTTCTTTATGTTCCCTAGAACAGGTATAAACATGGCAAAACTTGCTATGTCATATACACCTCTAGCAACAATACCAGGTCTTAATAAATACTCTAAAGTCCTCTATGCAGGGGATGACATGGTGAAGATTAAAGCAGCTTTAAAGGAGCACGGTATTAAAGATTTTGATAATACTCCTAATGCAATGGCTATTTTTAAGAACTTGCAAAAGGAATATCAAGGTAGGTTAATGCTTAGTTCTACTGCAGCTACACTTGGTTACACCTATGCCATGCATGGTGGGGTAAGAGGTAATGGACCTGTTAATGGTTCAGATAGACGTAAACTAAGAGATATGGGTTGGAAGCCTAAGACAATAAAGATTGGTAATAACTGGGTTAGCTATGAAGGTATCCCAATGTTAGATACCATGCTTACTGTTATGGGTGATGCAGCTTTTTATCATAATGATCTTGGATCATCTATGACTCAAAGTATTGTTGATAAATTAGCTTGGACTATATGTGCAACATATGTCAACAACACACCTCTCTATGGTATGGAGCCACTACAAAAGGCTTTTGCTGGTGATGAATCTGCTTGGCAACGTATAACAGCAAACATGATCAGAGGTGCTATACCTATGTCTGGTGCTTTAGGTGTTGTAAGTAATGCCATAACCTCATCTCAAAAAGATATCTATAAAGATATGATGGGATATGTTACTAACCGAGTACCTATTGCTTCAAGCTTCTTACCTGAACGTATTGATTATTGGACAGGTGGAGAGATTAATGAAATTGATAACCCATTACTAAGAACACTTAATGCTTTAAGTCCTATTACCGTCAGTCAGGGTGAAGAACCTTGGAGGAAGTGGTTATTAGATATTGGATTTAGTGGAATTCCTATTCTTTCTAAAACCTATAATGGTGATAGAGAATATACTGCTGAAGAAAGAGAAATCATTGGTCGTCTAATTGGTGAACAACAGCTATATAGACAAGTCCAAAAACTCATGAAATCTAGCAGGTATAACAAAGAGATTGAACAACTTAAACTCTATCGTAGAGGTAAAACCTATGACGATGTTAGAAAGTATGCTCAAAAACTACCAGTACATCAACATCTAAATAAGATTATTAAATCTGCTCAACAACGTGCAGAGTTTACATTACAACATAGTGATGAATTTAAGCATATTGGATTTGATATTAGAGGTGGTCAAATAACTCAGAACCTCATGAAGAGAGGTTTAGTTGATAGAGCAGCTGATCAATCTAAGCAGAATGAAATACAGAGACTTTTAAATATAAATAAATAAATAACGCACACATTCAATGGCTACAACTGAAAATACATTTACCCAAGGGAGCGGTGATCCAAACACACGCTCTTTCACATTTCCATATATAAAAAAGAGCGACGTTAAAGTATCAGTCGCTGGTGTAGACAAAACTGAAGGCACTGGTTCTGATCAGTGGCAATGGTCTAATGCTACAACCATACAATTTAATACAACACCCGCCACTGGATCTGCAATAAGAATTTATCGTGCAACTGATGACTCTGCTTTATCTGCCACCTTTTATGCAGGGTCAGCAATTAAATCAGCAGATTTAAATGATAACTTCTTACAAAATTTATACACCAACCAAGAAGTAAACAATAATGTTTGGAAATCAGATGCTGAGACTATTGACAGCACTGAAACATGGGCTAGTAACAATACAAAGATAGCTACTACAGGAGCTGTAGATGCAAGAGTTGATAGCAAGATAGATACAGCTTTAACAACTGATGTTGCAGCTGGTAATAAGATCACTGTTACGGATAACAGTCCTGGTAGTGGTCAGATAACAATTGCTGTAACAAGTGGTTCTTTAGTAAATAGTGATATTAACGCATCAGCTGCTATAGCTGGTACGAAGATAAGCCCTGACTTTGGATCACAAAACATAGCTACTACAGGTACTGTTGACGGAAGAGATGTTTCTGCTGATGGAATTAAATTAGATAATATTGATGCTGGAGCCAAGGATGATCAAACTGCAGCAGAAATCAGAGTATTAGTTGGAAGTGCAAGTGATTCCAATGTTTTCACTGATGCACTCAAAACCAAATTAGATGGTGTTGATTCTGGAGCTAAGGATGATCAAACTGCAGCAGAAATAAGAGTATTAGTAGAAGCGGCTACAGATTCAAATGTCTTCACAGACGCTGATCACACCAAGGTAAATGCAGCAGCAACGCTAACAGGAGCAGAAACATTAACAAATAAAACTCTTACTACTCCTGTTATTAATGACATGAGTGGTACAGCAGTTGTTACTTCTGGTACCTCTACAAGTGACACTAAAACTTACTCTGCAAAAAGAGCAGGTGAAATCTTCTATGGAAAAGATACTGCAGAAGAAATTCAATCAGGAGAAACATGGAGTGCTTCTGACGATAAGGTTGCAACTACTTCTGCTATTGACGCAAGGATTATTGATCTTGTCGATGATGTCGGTGGCTTTGTACCAATAGCAAATGAAACCAGCTTTCCTAACGCTAACCCTGATGTAAATAACGGTGCTGGAACAATTGTTAGTATTGGATCTTTAGCTAGTAATTTAACTTCAAATGGTAGTGGTGTAATAACTATTGCTAATGGAACTGTAGGAAACTCTACAGTTACTATCACTGGAGCAGCTAATAGCACAACTTATAGTGCTGGTTATGGATTATTAGTTGAAACTACTTCTACACTTAATACTTACACTTTCCATAGATTATCCTCTAAAGCTACAGAGGTAACAACAGTAGCTTCAAACATATCTAACGTTAATACTGTTGCTGGTAATAACACCAACATTAATACAGTAGCTGGAGCAAATAGCAATATAACTACAGTTGCAGGATCTATTAGTAACGTTAATACAGCTGCTGGTTCAATAGCTAATATCAACACTGTTGCTACCAATATCTCTAACGTTAATGACTTCTCTGATAAGTACCGAGTAGCAAGTTCAGCACCTACATCTAGCTTAGATACAGGTGATCTTTACTTTGATACAACTGCTAATGAACTAAAGGTATATAACGGATCAGCATGGCAAGGTGGTGTAACAGCTACTGGTAACTTTGCTGCAGTTACAGGTAATACATTTACTGGAACAAATAGCCACTTAGACAATATTAAGTCTCAGTACGGTACAGGGAATGATCTACAGATATATCATAACTCAACTGGAGAGTTATCAACTATTTCTAACAGTCATGCAAATGGTTTAGTAGTAAGAAGCAATGTTATTGCGCTTCAAAATTCTACTGGAGATCACGACTATTTAACAACCGCAAATGAACTAGGAGTTTCTCTCTTCTATGACAACGTTAAGAAGTTTGAGACATCCAGTACAGGAACAAATACAGTAGGAATCCATGTAGACGATGGTGCTACACATGACGGAGATGTAACATTTACTGGGGATAGTTCAAATGGGTTATGGGATAAGTCAGCTAGTGCGTTCGTTGCAAATTTAACTGGAAATGTAACTGGAGACTTAACTGGAGATGTAACTGGAGATGTAACTGGAAATTGTTCTGGAACTGCTGCAACTGTTACGGGTGCTGCTCAATCTGCGATCACAAGTGTAGGTACTCTCACAGGATTAACAGTTGATGGTGATTTAACATTTACTGGAGCATCTGCAAATGTTCTTTGGGATAAGTCAACAGATGATTTAATTTTTAATGACAATGCTGCTGCTAAATTTGGTACTGATAGCGACGGTCTAAATATCTACCATGATGGATCTAATTCATACATTCGAGATGAAGGTACAGGTAAACTTCTAATTGATACTAATGGAACGACATTACAACTTAGATCCACTGCTGGTGAAGAGATGGTGTCTTGTTTTCCAAACGCAGCCTCAGAACTGTTTTACGATAACAGTAAGAAACTAGCTACTACCTCTGGTGGTGTCGATGTTACTGGTGCATTAACTGTTAACGGTGCTGCTATTGGTGGTGGTCTTTGGGAGGTTTTAAGTACTAATGATTTCTCAACAACCAATGCAAGTTATTCTGAAAATACAGGTTGGACTACTAGCTATACAATGGTGAAATGTGTATTTGGTTGGATTGGGACTGCGAGCGGCTGCAACTTATCTATGCGCTGGTACATGGCAGGTGAATATGGTAACAATGGAACTATAATGTCCTATGATACTAAATATTACTATGCAAAAAGAACTACAACATATGGATCAAGCAATCGTGGTACCAGTAATGGTAATAATGATAGATGGAAATTTGCAAACGGTAATGGTAGTTCAGTCTGGTCTGGAGAAGTAACATTTCGTATTGGTCAAGCAAACCCATTTACTTCAGGTTCTGGACTTAGTAAATGGGCTACTGCAAAAGTAGAAAGAACAACCGATGTTTCTGACGAAACCTGCTACTGCTCAATGGATGATACACCTAACACAAAACATCTAATGATAGTAGGTGCAAGACTTTATGAAGATGGAGGTAATGACTTTACTAAAGGAAGAGTCACTTGGTATGGGCTGAAATACGCCTAAATTAAAACAAATTTATTAAAATAATGGCAACAAAAACTTGGCAAGTAAACACCCTAGAGCGTGAATTAGCTGATGGGTATGTAAAAAAAGTTATCTACCGTGTTATCGGTGAAGATGGCACTTATAAATTCAGAGCTACAGGTGAAGTTAATCTTCCAAGACCTGATACTTTGGTTCCATACGCCAATCTCAGTGAAGCGGCTGTTTTGACTTGGGTAAAACAAAAACTTGATTCTGATAAAGAAGGCACTGTAGCTGCTATCGAACAAGCTGTAGAGAACGGTGTTAATGAACAGAAAACTCCAACCACAGGTGTAGGCAAGCCCTGGAGCTAGGTGAAAGTTCCTAAGCTACCCAAAGCTTTAGATATGCCTAGCATTCCTCTAAAGCAACCAACAGCAGAGATGCCTATCTTTCCACCTATTGTTATACCTCCTCAAAACTTAGAAGCTCCAAAAGGAGTTTCATTAGAGGAAGTACCAGAAGAAACAGAAGATGCAGAAACTGCTACAACCGAACAACCAACTCTTCGAGTCCCTGTTGTAAAAATAGATCTACCCTTACCTTCAGCTGAAGTAGTTGCAACGGCTACCTATGCAGCTGTTGCAGCTGTAGCCACTACCACCTTAGCTACTCCTTTATTTGACAAATTAAAGAAACAAATACAAAAATTCTTACAAAAGAAAGTAGATAAATGGAAGGAAAACCGCCAGAAGAAAAAAAAGGTCTCCTCGGAAAGCTGAAAGAAGCTGCAGAGGATAAAGAACATCAAATAGAGGTGCTTGGAACATTCGTTCGACTCGGAGTAGTCGTTTGGTCTGGTTTCATCATCACAATGAATTACGTAGATTTACCTATGGTTAAGAAATCAGGTAACTCAGATATAACGTTCGTTGCCAGTGTGTTTACGGGAGCACTTGCAACATTCGGCTTGACCACTGGTAATAAAAACAATGGCAAACCACAAACCGTAGACTGTCCTATGGCTAAAAAGAAAGAAGAATGAACAAATGGCTTTTACTTTTCCTACTGGTATCACCCACGGTAGTAAAAGCTGAATTAGTACAACCCAACTTCACCCAAGGGTCTATGAACAGTACTACAACTACAACTCAAGACATAACGGAAGAAATAACAACAACCACCTATGGAGCAGCGTTAAACAAATGGTCTGGGGACAATATAACCCACACCTCAGCAAGCTCAGGAGGATTAGTAGATTCAGATTCAATCTTCACGATTCATACAGCTGGAAGCGACTTTTCACTAGAAGTGGTGTCAAGAGCAGCAAGCCAGATAATAGAACTAACAGAAATAGAGCGAACTATAGAAACGGAATCTACTACTGTCTCCTTGTCAGTCTTCTCTCAATAACACCTGTTAAAGCAGCAGAAGGTGAGACTCATAATACCTCTAATCCTGTTGCAGCAGCGACTGGAAATGTAACAAATCAAGCTGTCCAATTTCAAAATAATGGAGCCCCAAGTAGGCAACATTATGGACCTAATATTAGTTGCAATGGAAGTACTATGACGTTCTCACCTTTCTATATGGGGAATCATACGGTTCCCTTTGATGAAGAGATGACACAGAGAAGTTACACAGTAGCTGAGAATTGGGGAGGTCAAATCAACTTCATGTTTCCTTTGGATCGTAGAGGTTTAGCACAGTGCAGAGAGATAGCCAAACGGCAAGAAGAAAAGATGAGGCTTGATTATGAGCTTGTACGTGTACTGAAATGTGCTGAACTACAACGTAAAGGATTCATGTTAGCTGAAGGTACTCGTGTCTATGACATGTGTAATGACGTAGTACCAATAGTTAAATACGAAAAAGAAAAGAAAGCTGCAGTTAAGCAGTATTTAAAAAAAGAATGTACTCCTAAAGAAAAGAAGTTCCCTTGGAATGAACAGGAGTATGAATGTCCAACAAAACCCACTGATAAAACATGAGTACATTAAGTGATCAAATAGCTGCAAGAGCAGAGAAAGCAAAAAAAGCTGCAAAGAAAAAAACAACTAAGAAAGTAGATGAAAGTTAAAATAGCTATATTTGTCTTAGTTATCGCAGGTGGAGCCTTTGGTATCCACAAGGTAAACGAATTTAGAAACTCACCATCAGGTCAACTGATAGAAACACTTCAAGAAAGAAAACAACTAATTGAGGAGTATACAAAATCACCAACTCTACAAATCCCAACAAAGCAATGATCATCATTAAACCCATCCTAATGACTTTCCTCTCCACTAATGCAGTGAAGAACCTAATTGTTCAACTGCTAGAGGCATATGCTAAAACCACTGATAACACTATTGACGATAAAGCAGTAGAGATTGTCAAACGAAATCTATTTCCAGGAATTAAAGATGCCAGCTAAACGAATTAAAGGTCCAACCAGAAAAGGTGGTGTAAAGCCACCAACCTCAGAATACCTTGATGGTCTTAGAGAATACCAGCTAATGAGAACGCATCAAGCTAAGAATTCAAGAACGACAAATATAAATCCTTGGAGTAAAGCAAAAGATAGCAAGGCAACCTAATGAAGAACAGAGCCACTGAAGACCAATTTAACGAACTGCATAACCTTGTTACAACTGAGTTTCTAAAGCGAGTCAAGAGTGGCGAAGCTTCTACTCAAGATCTCAAGGCAGCCTGTGATTGGCTTAAAACAAATGACATTAGCGGTGTAGCAATGGAAGGTAGTCCACTAGCTAAACTTGCAGCCGTTATGCCAAAGGTAGACCCAGAACTAGTACAGAGCAGACTTTATGGCAGGAAGCACAGCTGAGTATTACAGGAGTAATCCTGAAGCTCGTAAAAAAAGGCTTAAACAACAAAGTGCCTATCAAAAAACAACAAAGGGTAGTCGAATTAAAAAGAACGCTAACAAGCTTAATAGAAAA